ACATGTATAGTGGTGTTTTCAATCTCATCTTCTTCAACACATATCCCTGTTATATCTAATAGATAGGTTTTTCCTTCAACATATTCCTTTTTTTGATTATATTCCTGATATAGCTTCTTAAATGTTTCACTTCCATAACACCTAAATGAACCATCAGGGTTTAGCACCTCATATTTATCGGGCATATCCTCAATTCTGGGTTTTTTCATCGCTCGCCTCCTTTTAATGCTTTAATGATTTTGTCGTGTTGGTCATAATCTAAATCAGTAAAGAAAAAATTATTGATTCTGTATTCTTTTTCATTTTTAGACATACCATCAATTATAATTTTTAATTGCTTGATGTTGCCATTACAGGCATTTATTCGTTGATCTAGTGTATTGCTCACCATCACTCTCCCGCCTTTCGGCTCTGTTTGTTCATTTGGATATTTTAGGAGGTAATGAACCCTTGCGAGCTCATCACCGGTTAAATGAGCGGACAGCGCGCTCAATGGCGTACTAGGGGGTAAATTGTGCCCGCTCAAAATTGCTTGGATTTCTGGGTTCATCAGACAGCCTCCGAGTATTCTAATTCATCGCGGATTTGGTCGGAATCCATGTGCCAGTTAAGCAGCATATCCCAATCAATGCGAAAGAATTTATAATCAGTATAACCGCCCCGAACATCACAGCCGTTGTGAATGGATAAAGCGATCATATCATTGTCGTAAATGTCACCGACATAAACAAACTGTATAGTCTGGCTTAGATCGCATTCATCATTGTAGGAATTAATACATCTTGCTTCCTGTCCGAATCTCTCGGTCATGTATTCGTCAACGCTTTCTAATTCGTTGGTTCTGCCTTCTGGATTATCGATGTAATGATGTTTATCTTCATCTATCCAGTTTTCAAAATACATGGTTTCACGCTCTGCAAATTCGCAACTTTCAACCAGATGATGAAACAGCGATTTTTCACAATGTGGATAGTCTGTATCTGTGTCTAAAAACTTTTGATATTCTTCTTTTTCAAAATCTTCCAAACTCATTTTTTGATTGCGTTGCCAGTGTCGGTCGTCATCGCCTCCGCTGTCTAACATGTGAGTTCCTGTTGGTTCGGTCAGCATCTCATAGATGATTTGTTTTGTTTTGTTCATTTGGTTCTCTCCCTGGTTATTAACAAATTAAATAGATCATATTTAGATCATACATAATACATTACATGAATGATTCAAGAAATACAAGTAATGAAATAAAGAATTTATATATAATAAGATCAGTTGTATTTATAGAGCTGATTAAATGACCAAAAAGACCGCAAAGAATCCCAAAGGGGCCGGAAGAAAGAAGTTAATTATTGATTACAAGAAATTAAATGAGATCGGCGGAAAAGGATTAAGTGAAGCTCAGATTGCTTCGGTGCTTGGTATTTCTTGGGATACGCTATCCAGAAGAAAAAAAGACAGTGCGAATTTTGCCAGTGCATTAGAGAAAGCAAAGGCAAAAGATATCCTGGAGGTCTCTAATGCTCTCTTTATTAATGCCACCGAGAAGAACAACGTCCAGGCCCAACAATTCTTTTTAAGGAACCGGAGCGAAAATTGGAAGGCGGACGATGTAATTGAGCATAAAATCAGCTTGAAAGACGTCCTGAACGATGCAAAAGGCCGGATTATTGACATCAAACCGACTAATCAAGCATCTGGCGGTCTTGTTCCATATAAGAACAGGGACCCAAAGAAGTTGACCTCTAAATAATGCCCGCAAACGTAGGAAAATCAGGCGATCCAGCAAATGACCCCCCCGCGCGCGGAGATGGGGGTGCGTTATATTATTACCTTATGAACTAAAATTTTTGAATTTTTTTTAATGCTATGAAATACACCCCTGAAGAAGAAAAAGAGTTGATGACCGATGTATGGTCACTCAACATCAAAGACAATCCATTAAACTTTGTAAGATACATTTTTCCCTGGCAAAAAAAGGACACCCCTCTCGAAGACTTTACAGGCCCGCGTAAGTGGCAAGAAAAAATTTTAGTGGATATTGCAAACCATATTTCCAAGAATGAATCGCTCGATATGCCTGAGATGTTTAGACTCGCAGTTGCCTCTGGTCGAGGCATCGGTAAGTCTGCTTTGGTTGCATGGATCATATTGTGGATGTTAAGCACACGCCTCGGAGCCACCATCGTTGTAACCGCAAACACAGAAGCACAGCTCCGCTCTCGTACTTGGGCTGAACTATCAAAGTGGCTGACGCTTTCAGTCAACTCGCACTGGTTTATGAAAACAGCCACCACTGTCAAGCCCGCCCCTTGGTTCGAGGAATTGCTTGCAAACGATCTCAGTATTGACTGCGGTTATTACTACGCACAGAGCCAGCTATGGAGCGCTGACTCTCCGGATAATTTTGCCGGGTTGCACAGTAACTATGGTCTGTTGTTATTGATGGATGAGTCGTCCGGAATTCCTGGCAGTATATACAGTGTTTCTGAGGGATTTTTCACTGAGCCCACAAAAGATCGTTACTGGATGTGCTTTTCAAATCCGCGTAGAAACTCTGGCCCGTTCTATGATTCGTTTCATTCCAAACGAGCATTTTGGAACACTGAGCAAATCGACTCTCGCACAGTCGAGGGCACCGATCAAAAACTGTTTCAACAAATGCTCGACCAATACGGCGAAGATTCCACGGTTGCCAAAGTCGAAGTGCTTGGTGAGTTTCCAAACGAAGACGATGATTGCGTCATTCCGATTGAGCTGGCAAGAGCAGCCGTTAATCGAGATGTTTCACTCACAGCCTCAGAGCCGATTATATGGGGATTGGATGTTTCTCGTTTTGGCCGGGATCGCTCAGCACTGTGTATTCGTCAGGGCAACACAGTTTTTGAGATTAAGACATTCAAGGGGATGGACTTGATGCAACTTTGCGGGGCGGTAAAAAACCTCTATGACAGTGCAACCACGATGCACAAACCATCCGAAATATTAATCGATGTCATTGGCTTGGGCGCTGGCGTGGTCGATCGACTGAGTGAACAAGACTTGCCTGTCAGGGGCATAAATGTTGCGGAATCTCCATCGAGCAGAAAGAATTATTTAAACTTACGAGCAGAATTATGGTGGGCGATGAGAGACTGGTTGACAGCCAGAGATTGTCGTTTGCCAGAAGACGATGAACTCATTGCAGAATTATCAACCCCTCAATACACATACACATCCACTGGCAAGATAAAGATTGAAGCCAAGGAAGCCATGCGTAAACGCGGCATTAAGTCACCCGATAAAGCCGATGCACTGTCTCTGACGATGGCCTCCTCTGCTGCATCATTTGGTGGTAAATTCACTGCCATGGGTTATAATTTCAAGGCACCCCTCAAAAGCAAAATCATACGAGTAGGATAACGAATGAAAAATACAAGTGATGTAGATCAATATCAAGAAAAAGACAGCGATGATGTAAAAGAGCCAGCGAACATGGAAGAGCTGCAAAGCGTTATCAATTCAGCAATGGATGATGCGAAAGACTTTATTGATCAAATTGGACAAGAAAGAGCACTGGCAACAGAATACTATTTGGGCAAAGAACCCACCGGAACATCGAGCCTACAATCTGAGTTTGTGGACACCTCTGTTAGGGACAGTATTTTGTTTATGCTGCCATCGATCATGCGTACGTTTTTCGGTACGAAAAAAGTGGTTGAGTTTATTCCCAAGAACGCAGACGACATTCCTCTTGCTCAACAACAAACCGATTACATCAACCACATCATTGAAAGGAACCAGGGGTTTTCTGTGCTCTATGATGCGTTCAAAGACTCTCTTGTTAGGAAATCTGGCTTCATAAAGGCATATTGGGACGATTCCATCTCGGTCTCCACCCATGAATACACCGACCTCTCACCCGAAGCGTATATGGCGCTATTGATGGAAAAAGACGTTGAAGTGATAGAAGAAACAGTGACCTCTGAAAGCATGGTTATGATGGATCAAATATCCGGTGAGGAAATCACAGAGGAAACGCCCGTTAGTTATGATTGCAAGATCAGGCGGGTCAAACCAAAAGACGAGGTGGTTATTGAAGCCGTACCGCCTGAGGAAATTTTAATCTCCCGCGCTGCTAGAGACATACATACTTCTCCCTATGTAGCCCACAGAATGATCAAGTCAGTGGGTGATCTGGTAGCCATGGGATACGATCAGGACGACATGATGGATCATGTTGGTTCCGGCGATTATCTTGATAATCAAAGCTATCAAGAACAAGAGGCGCGTTCACCGCTCGATGAAAACCTCTTTCCTGATCGTTCTGACTTGGGCGACCGCAGTGTTTTATATGTTGAACACTATCTGCGTTACGATTTAGACGAGGATGG